CCGCGATAGAGCGTGTCAACGACCGCGCCACCATACTCCTCGGCAGTCACGTCGAAGCGTAGCTCGCGGCGCCTCACAATCACATCGCGTACAAGGCCTAGCGCCGTGCCGCCGTGCGGGAACGCCGTCGCAAGGTTCGTTGGGCCGACGGCGAGAGCCCCAGGAACGCGCATCGCCTGCAGAGCCGTCGCGGCGCTCATAGCTTGCCCTCCAGGTGCTTCTCAACGAGATCCTTCACAGCCTTCTGATCATCCGCGTCGTAACCAATGAATTGTCGCGGACGGATCTTAACTTCAAACTGCGGCTTCGAGAACAGCCAGCCAAGCTGGCTCCGTAGGTCGGGGCGTTTCCTCAGAAGGTCCGCGAGGGCCTTCCGAGAAGACTTGAGCAGGCGCACCTTGACCAACCCTCCCATCTGCTGTTGTGAGGCATAGTCAAGGTTCGTGCCAATGACGACATCGGCGGCGCCGACCTGGAACGAGATCGACTGCCGCAGCTTGCCAGTGTCGACCAGCGCCGGGCGTGGCTGAAAACGCCGCTTCGGCGGGCTCATGTTGCGATTGAGGTCGCCGACGATACCAGGCACATTCGGCACCATACGTCCAGGCCACTTTGAGCGCCCATAGCCCTGCTTCTTGAAGCTCTCTTGGCTTTTAGCGGCCAGGGTCACGCCGATCTCGGTCAAGAGCGGTCGCAGGTCCCCCAACCGCTCTTTTACCGGCGCGAGGTCGAGCCTGAAGGTAACGTCTCGGCGATCATCCACCATCTCCATCTCCGATGACCGTCTTGCTCACAGCCCCTCGTTGGCATTGATCTGGTCGACGTCGCCGCTCGGCATGTTCGGCACATAATTGCGCCAGCGCGTGCGGTCGTTGTCAGGGAGGGCGTCGGTGACAGGCGTCGAGGGCTTCTTAACGCTGCTCGTCTTTGGCATGATCCGGCGCTCACCACCAAGAGCGAGCGCGACCTTCGCAAGCCAGCCCTGCCAGCGCGTCCGCATCGCCTCTTGGCGCTCGCTCTGGATTCCGGTGTAGCTGTGCAGGTAGTACAGGACGCCGACGACGCAGGCGGCAACGTGCATCGCATTGGTCGTATCGTACGTCAGCCCTGTCTCAGCGAGAAACTCCTGCTCGGCGTCGGTCGCGGCGTAGCCGAGCAGCGTGGTGTCGATCGTCGTAGCCGTCGTGCTTCCCTGGTTCGTTAGCTCAATCAGCAACGGCGCCGCGACGCGCGCGGTGACCTCGGTGGCGAGCGTCATTGGTCACCTCCTTGGTCATGGGTCGGTTATCGTCGGGCTTGCCGCATGCGGCAAGTAACGATCAAAAGAGCGCCAGAGCCACTTCTGAATCTTGCTGTCGGAGCTGATTGAGTCGGTGAAGGTCACCCGGTCACGCGCCAGAAACGACACCGTTCCGCCATGAATCGACCACCAGGTCCCGTCGAATAAACTCATCGCGATCAGCGTGATCTCATCGAAGACAAGGGTGCCCGTCGAGCGCCCTGACCACTGGACCATGAAGTCGGCGGCAGTCTCGGAGATGTAGCGCGGCCAGCTCCCCTCATCAAGCGACATAAAGACCGCGTTCCAGCCCGCCGACAGGGTCGACACCGCCACGTTCCCCGTCGTCGCTGCGCCGAAGTTGATCCGATAGTTGCCGTCGGCGCTGCTCTCGCGTTTTATCGGCACGAGGACGTCATAAGGCTGGAAACGCTGGAGGTTGAGATTGGCCGTCTCGAAGGTCTGGGTGATCGTGTTGTTGCCGAGGAATCGCAGCGCGGTCGGCGTCGTATCGCCCTCGACAGAGCGGTATATGTCGGCGGCGTCGACGGTCAGCGCCGCGCTCGTCGTCGTGGCGATCGTCCAATCGGTGACGACATCGCCCGAGACGAGCGTATAGGGCGCACCAGCCGCCACGCTGCCCGCGATGGCGTACTGGCTGAAGGTCGCGTTATTCAGCATCGAGTCGTTGCTGCTCTGGACCCTCAACTGTGTCGTCGAGCCGCTCCCGCTGATGCTCAACTCGTCGCGGCCCGCGGCGGCGCCCTCAACCTCAAACACCTCTTCGTGAAGCCGCGCGCCAGTGTTTGCGTCCTGCAGACACTCAAACGATTTCGCCTCAGCATGCTCGGCCTCGATCGCCATTGCGTCGGCGTCCTTCGTCAGTCGACGCACCGTGCCATTGCCAGTGTTGCCGCCCGCAGCGCTCGCTGCGCCATAAGTGATCGCGCGCTCCTTGATCGTCTTGCTGTTGTCCACGAAATACCGATAGACGCGATCTATTATGTCATTCGTCGAGCCCGTGGCTGGCTCGTCGGCAACATGCAAGACATAGGCGCGCAGGATCGGCTCAAGTACCGACGAGGCCGCGCCGAGCGCTGAAGACACACTGGCGCGAACTTGTGATGCTGCAGTGATCTGGCTGACGATGTAATCGCTCTCGAGCGACTGCTCGTACGTATTCAGATCGTTGACGATCGTGTTTGCGCTTGCGAGGTTCTCGAGCAGAGCCACGGCGTTCTTGAGCTGGGCTTCCAGCTCGGTAGCGGTCGGTGACGCCATGTTCTACCTCAGCGCTTGCGGCGCGTTTTCGGAGTCTCCTGCGGCGTCGCGTCAGCCAATGTCGCCGGTCGCACGTCGGTGTAAGGACTGACCTCAGCGCTGATCGGCTCCGCATAGAGGTACTTGGCGACTGACTCGTCGGCCTTGTTTGGGCGAAAGTACTTCTGCTCGACATGATAGACCTGTGCGCGGCGACCATTGCGGGTTGCGCGGACAACGCGCTTCGAGGCGCCCGTCTTGATCCGCTCCAGGTCCTCGTCATCAAGCTCGACAATCGCACCGCGGACCTCGTCGCGCTGCGTGTCGGCGCCGTAGCCCGTCACGCGCTCAGTCCGACGCGGAAAGTTAAAGCCGCCGACCGTCACGCTATGGACGGGGCAGTCGTTCGTCACGCCGATCCTATGTAGTTTCGCAGCCATCAGTTATTCACCTTCACGCTGAGATATGGCAGGTTGACGCCGAAGCCCGAACGCATGTCAACCAGGGTTGACAGGATCTTGTAGCGGCGGGCGCGCTCACTGTTCTCTCGCGTCTCGTCGATCGTCCGCGGCGCCTGTCTGACCTGTTCGAACAAGGGCCGAGGGCCGACTGCGTCAGCGCCGTTGACAAAGACGAAGAAGTCGTTGTCAGTGATCCGCTGCGTGCTCCACAGGGTCAACTTCAGGCCGCTTTCGATGATCGTGTTGCTCACTCCGGGGCTGCTCGAACTGTCCATAGTCAAGGACTGCTTGAATGCCTCGCGGAAGACCTCTTCATTCCCCGCGCCATAGATCACGGTCACGCCGCTGTCGAGGATGTCATCACGCAAGAGCGGCTCGCCCTCGGTGTCCTGAAACTGGCGGAAGCGTTCCAGGGCGTCCCACAGGTCAGCGCGCACATTATAGCTGGCTGTCACCCCTGAGCCCGTGACGATGTTGCCGCCGGTCGCGCCGAAGCGAGCCGCGCCGCCTGCGGTGGTCGCATAGAGCGCGGCGCCGTCCGGAGCGGTCGGGATCGCCTTGAGCAACCGTGCCGAGCTGCTGCCGGTCATGATCTGAAAGAAGACCTCCTCGGGCAGCGCTGCGGCGCGCTGGGCGAGGCCGCGGGCGACGTCGCGAAGGTCACCGAGCTGAACGTCCTCCAGGTCGTCCTCGTGGAAGCCGATCGACTTGGCCCAGTTGAGGTTCTCGACGCTGTAGGCGACCGTCTTGAAGCCGCTCTCGGGCAGCGCGTCGCCGCGGTCCCAGCGGTCAATCGTCGGCGTGCTCTCGAAGTACCCATAGCGCTCGGTGCGCTTATTGCTCGGGACTCCGAGACGCATGCAGGCACCGAGCTTCGGATTCTGCCCAACGAGGCTTTTGTAGGTACTCAGGAAGGTCGCTTGAATGTCTCGGAACAGGTCCGAGCTAGTGACGACCGCGGTGCTCCAGGGTGCAGGCATGGCTACTTACTCCTTCAGGCTCCCGGCCTGCGTTGGACGCGAGCGAACAGGTCAATGCGCCCCGCCGTCATGGCGGTAACGGTTCCGATCTCGACGTCGAGCGTGTCGCCCGCGTGGAATACATTGTCGGCAGTGACTGCGGTGCCCGCGAGCTTCGTGCCGACGGTGCCGCCGGCAGCGGTGCTGACCGTCACCACGCCGCCACTGACGGTCGTAGTATTGATCTTCAACGTCAGCAGCCCCGTGCCGCTTGACCCCGCTACCGCCACATCGACCATCGCGAACACCTCGACGATCTCGCCATGGAATGACAACGGGATCGCAGTCCTGAGATCGATGGCGCTTGCGATGATGGTGCTGATCGACCCGAGGAACATCAGCTCGGTCGTCGTCGCCGCGGCGGCACGAGCGCCGATCCCGAAGATCAACACGTCGCAGGTCGTGCTCGTGTACCAGTCAGTCACGATGCCGATCACCTCGCCCGTCGTCGGGCGGGTCAGCGTCAGCGTGTTGTCGTCGGTCGCATAGACCGGCTTGAGGATGTCGCCGCGCGAGGCCACGCCGGTCACGGTCGCCCGCACCAGCACCTTCTCGCCGACATTGGTGCGCGTCTCTGGCGGCGGGCTGGCGGTCGTGTCGCCGAGGGTCGTCGTCTCGGCAGCGCCGCCTGCGAACATGACGCCCGCCTCGTCGTTGTACGGCACGAGGTATCCCTGGGTCGTCGCGTGGTCAGGGCCACGGATTCCGAGAAAGCCGCCGCTGTAGACTTGGACGGCGTTCGCGATCTCGCCAGCGAGGCCGTCAGCGCCCGCAACTGAGGGCAGGTTGCCAGATGTTGAGAGAGCCATATCAATTGCCTCCGTTGGTGCGGGCCACGGTCATGAACCCCTGCGGGTCCATGTTGATCATCAGATATTCGCCAAGCTCAACGCCTGACGCGGTACGCTGCCAGCTCTGGTGAAGACTGCGTGCCTTCTCCAGCTGCTCCGGCCCTTGTGCCGCAAACACAGCGACCTCGGCGGGGTCGGGGTCTTCTGTCCGAAGCTCACCAGCCCAGTTGCGCGGCGGCTCACTCGGCCCAAGCTGGTCGAGGCCCTTGGCGAAGCTCAGCGCAGCCTGCTCGCCGTGCTTGTCGGCGATCGACCGAAACTCACGCACCGCGTCGGCGTTGTACCCTCGTGAGCCGAGCTTGCCAGCGTGCGCGTCGACGCGGCGCTGTCGTTCGCTGTCAGCCAGCTTGTGCTCCAACGCTTCGAGGCGCGCAGCCATCGCGACCTGCGCGCCAGCCGCTTCGTGGTCGACGACGGCAGGCACCTCAATGGGCTCGGCGGCGTCTTGGACGGGCGGCTCCTCTGGGCCTTCCTCGTCGTCGTCGTCGTCGTCCTCCACGCCGAGCTTGTCGGCGATCTTGGCAAGCATCTTGGCGATCGCCTTCAACGCCTGGTCAGCTGCCATCTTCTCTTCTTCTTCTTCGGGCTTGTTGTCCTCAGGCATCGCGGCCTCCTCGGCAAACTGGACGAGCACGGTTCTGGCGCGCCCTACGGCGCTGTAAGCGAGCACGGGCGTCGCCCTGCGCCTGGCGCCCTCTTGGACGCGCAGTAGCGGGAAACGAAAATAAGGCACTTCGTGATCGAGCAGCGCGAGGCTGTCGATCTCAGGATTGTCCACGTCGAGAATCTCGACGCTGCGGTAGCTCAACTCGCCGCGGCGGATTCTGCTGTAGAACTCTGGGCGCACGCCGACGAGGTCGGCATAGAGCGCCAAGACCTCTTTGCCACCGTGGTTGATCGTGGCCATGCGCGTCACGCGAAACTTGCCCGCCGCCTGAACGTCCTCTGGTGAGCCGTGGTGAGCGACGTGAAGCGGCGGAAGATAACCCTCGTCCTCACGGACCTTGGCGCGCTTCAGGGCGCGGCTGAGCCACTTCGCGCTGAATTCGACCGATTCTTCACCACGGTCGTCAGTGTGCTCGGCGAAGATAGGAACGTCATGGATCGTCCACGTACCGTCCTCGGCTTCCACTGCCCGATACCTGTTGGTTTCTTGCGGCTCCATAGAAGCAGGCTAGGGTGCCAGAGTCTGGCGCGCAAGTGCTGGGCAATGTATACCTTGTAGACAGACGGAGGCTCTTAATGGACGACGACGAGCAGCTGACGGAGATTGTGAGCTTTCGGGTGACGCCGAGCGAGCTAACGACGCTCAACGCCCTCGCCGCTCGCGACCAGCGCACGCGCGCCGACTGGCTGCGGCTCCAGACCCGCTCGACAATCGAGCGCATGAACGCCAAACACTCACGCCTTGAAGCCGGTGTCAGGCCCCGCGCCACGAGGCAGCGCAGACGTGAAGACCACTGAGCCGTCGGCGTCGATTACGCCCGCCCGCTTCGCCTGGGCCGTCGTCACGATACCGAGCGCACAGCGGCAGTTGTAGCCCAGAGGCGGGCGCAGCACGTTCCAAACCGGATCATTCACCGCCGCCACGAAGCCGTCAGCCGCGCGGTGATTCGGCCTGACGTCGGCGTCCAGCGTCGCGTCGTAGCGGAACGCCCCGACGAAGGGCGCGACCTCTGGATCGCGCGCCTGCTTAAAACGGCCCTCGGCATAGGCGGTCGTCGTGTTTGTCCGGTACACCGTGTCGGCATACGCGCTGACATGGCTCGCCATTGGCTCCCCATATCGACGCTGTCCGAGAGCCTCAACGATGTCGTCGATCACTCGGTCGCGAGGTCGCCCGCCGCCGATCGCGTTGGCAATCACGCCTCGAATGTGCTTCGTGACGACCTCGTGGCTGCTCCGCGCCAGCGCATAGGAGCCCGACTGGTACGCGTCACGGGCCTCGCGCCAGCCACGCGCCACGACAGGATAGCGGCTCAGGACCGACTCGACCGCCTCAGTGAACGGCACGCGCCCGACGAAGACGTCAGTCAGCGACGGAGCTGCGAACAGACGCGCCCCGCTCGCGGCCAGCTGGAGCACCAGCCGCCGCCGACCGTAGAGATCGGCCAACGACTGCGCATCGGCGATCGAGCGCGCCAGCGCGCTCTCAGCCCGCTCTGTCGCGTCGCCGTCCTCGCGCAACGAGGCGACCACCAGCCGCCCGAGCGCGTCCCGCATCTTCGGGTTCTCCGCATCGTGGATCACGTCAAGCTCGTCGACGTCCTTTTTACGCTTTGCCATCTTCGATCCCCGAGCGCATGAACACCGCGACGGCGGTCGCGCCGAGGGCTGCGATCGCCTGCTGTGCGTCCTCGGGCCAGCCGAGGTACTTCCCGATCAGGAACGCGACCAATGTGCCGATCGCGGCGCCGACGGTCTTGCTCTGGTGTAGGGGTTTTCGCACGTACGACCTCCTCAACTAGTCTCTCGCTGAATCACAGCGGCAAGCGCGACCTCGAAGGCGGCGCGCCCCGCTGCCCTGAGCATACCCCAGACGGCCTCCGCTCGCTCATGCGATCTAGTCAAGCGCTCAGTCTCCAGCGCCATCAACAGAGCCTGCTCTGTGTCCTCAACGACGCCGAACATCTCCGGGTCTTCATGAGCCAGGGCGCGGCGTCGAGCGAGCTTCTCGGTCAGCTCCATCACTCTTGGCGAGGCGTCCTCCGTGAGGTCATCTTCGATTAGGTCGACCGCCCCGCGCACGGCGACGAGGCTCAAGTGGATGAGCGCTCCGCGCTGGTCGTGGTTCACTCGCCCTCCAGCGCAGCCTGGCCGAGCCGTACGGCCTCGCCGATCCGTTCCATGCGCGCCTCCAGGGCATGCTCAGACAAGTCGACCTTGCCACGTGCGTAGTCGATCCGAACAGTGATCAGCGTGTCACGCAACAGCCGCACCGTCGGACGCAAGTCAACCTGACAGCCCGTCAGGAACAAGGCGAGAAAACCGCTTATCATCGTCACACGCATCTCAGAATCCTCCTTGTGGCCACGCAAGCATATCAGCGCCGTTGTCTTCGCGCTTCTCTTTTCGATCTCGAATTCTCGGCGGTCGCGGCGGACCCCCCGCCGAGCGCTGCCAGCCAAGTACGAGGTAGCGAAGCGCGTCAAGTGCGTGGTCGTCACGCTTGACCGGAGCATCGCGCGGGTCGGGCCTGCCGTCACGGGCAGCGGTGTAGTGGTACAACTCGCCCTCCCACAGAACCTTCTCTGCGTCGCAGCGCCCGAGCTGCTTATCCAGTTGTTGCTCGTCAGTCACAAACACCAGCGCGGGCCGGTCGTCGTCGAGCTTGTCAGCGATCATTCTATGGACGGCCTCGATGCCCTTCTCCACGTCCTTCTCCGCGCGGATCGTCGCGACGCCGCCCGCCTCGCACTCGGCGCGAGCCTGCGCGTCGTGGTCCGAGATCAGCGGCACTCGCAGGCGCGGCAAGCGTCGCTGGAGCAGCTTCGCCCAGGCGCTTGCCCTGATACCTGGCGAGTAATAGCAGCGCTCGATTATCAGCCGCCCCCTGTACGGGTCGGCGGCGGCGATCACGACGGCGGTCGGGTTCGCATAGCCCCAGTCAATCGCAGCCCACCGAGGCCAGGTAGGCGGCAACGGCCACGGCGCGATCGTCTTCCCCTGACAGACCAGTTGCCCGCCCGCCGCCCCGTTGACCGGCGTCGGTCGCGCGCTGTGCGTTTCGCGTGTCAACTCAGGGTAGACCTGGCCCTCCAACGCAACGAAGTCGCCAAAGACGCGCACACGCCTCTGGCGCTCAGGCAGGCTCGCGGCAAAGCGGCGGACCTCTTCTTCATCAAGCAGGCCCGCCTTGGCGGCGTCGATCATCGACGCCCGAACGATCAGCGTGTCCTCCTCGCGCTCCAGGTCCTGCACCCAGCGCATGCGTTGGATCGGCGTCAACGTCACGGTGAGGAAGCCTCGGTTGTTGAGGAGTCGAGCTCGGGACTCCTCGACGACGTCGGCGGGATGCTCCTCGTCGAGCCACACGCCGTCGAGGTTCGCGCCTTGGTATTTGCGCCGCCCTGCGTCGGCGCTCTTGAAGTCGAGCTGGCTGCCGTTGCGGAACATAATCGAGAGCGGGATGCTCGGCTCAGCGCGTCGATACCACGCGATGGTTCGCACCTCTTCCATCGGCAGCAGCTCGCGCACAGCAGGCCAGAGCACCTGCCCGACGCCGAATTCCCAATCGAGTCCCGACGCCCACCAGCGCACGGGTGGACGCGTCTCGGCCCACGGGTGCCAGCCGAGCAGGTGCAGCAGAGTGTCCACAGCGCCCGCTGTTGTCTTTCCGACACGGTTGCCGCTGCGGAACACGCGTCGCCTGTGCGTCGCCGCAGCGCGCAGGAACGAGCCCTGTGGGCTCTCGCCGTCAGGCGTGCGCCAGCTGTCGAACGCGCCGAGCGGGCTTGCAAGAAAATTCGCCAGCGTCTCGCGGCTCATTGCTTGCGAAACACGAGCAGGGACTCGTCGGGAGCCTTTTCGATCCACGAAGCGTTGCGCGGCATCGGTATTGTCGAGCTCTCAAGGAGCTCGAACCCTGCCCGCGTACCGGCTTCCTCAGTCGCCTCGACAAGCGGATGCGTCTTGCTCTTGATCGTGACATCCTCGACGTTGACGACAGCCGTCCCGCCGCTTTTCAGGCACTCAAAGGTCAAGGCCATCATCGGCTGGAGGAAGCCATTGCACCACGCTTCAAAGCTCTCGCCGTAACGCTTCCAGCTCTGCGTCTCCTCGTCGCTGTAGTGCTCCTTCGTGAAGTAGGGCGGAGAGGTGAAGGCCATGTCCACGACGCCCACGGCGCTCGCGTTGACGATCTCGGCGGGTGCATTAATGATCGTCGCGAAGCTCTCCTTCCCGAGCTCGCGCAGGAGCTCGGCGTTGCCTTCGCACGTCTCCGCGTTTGGGTCGATGCCGACATAATGGGAGACGCATCCGGACGCGAGCGCGCCAACGAGCCTCCCACCGTAGCCCGTCGATGTGTCAAGCACTCTGCCACCGCCGAAACGTCGGTAGATGTCGCGCGCAACAGCAGGCCAAAAATTCTTGGCGACCTGGACATTCTTGATCATTCCCGCTCGGCTCTGCGCCCCCCAACGCGTCACCTTAACACCGTCCCCTATTGAGATCCCAACAGCCTTCTCCACCACGTCGCGCTTTTCTAGCCCGCTCGCGAGCTTGATCTTTCCCTCCACCTCGGCGTCATACCGATGCGCTTGCTTCCAGTCTGCCACGGCAACGAACGACGAGGCGTTCCCGACGTTCCTCGCCAGCGCATTGATTTGGCTCATCACCTCAAACGCTGCGAGCTCGCGATGCTGGACGCCATGGTCGCGGAAGAAAGCCCACGCCGCTGCCTTCACCTCATCCTCTGTGAATACGTCAGCGCCGCCAACGAGCTCGCCAGCCTCGTCTGGGAGGACGAGTAGCGCGTCAAGCTCGTCGTCGTTGAAGCCCAGGTCAATGATCGGCAGCTCCTCTTCGGGCCACTCCTGCAACAGCGCCGACAACGCAGCGTCATCCCACGTGGCGAGCTCGCCAGCTCTGTTGTCAGCGATGGCGAAGCCGGTCGCCGTCGTCGCGTCGTCGTCGACGATCACAGCGGCGACGTGGGACCAGCCGAGCGATCGCGCAGCAGCAAGCGTGCCGTTGCCCGCTTCAACGATGCGCCCCTCAGAACGCACCACGAGCGGCTTGCGCTGCCCAAACCTCCGCAGGCTGGCTGTGATCGCTTGCATGTTTCGAGTCGGGTGGAGCCTCGCGTTCGCAGGATCCTCCACGAGCTCGTCGACGTCCACCGCAAGCGGTCGCAGCTGCTCAGCGATATGGTCCAGGTCGGGTTTCTTTGTTCGTGGCATCACGTCTCCTGCTGCGCTTCCAGCATGCTCCTCACCTGCTCGTTGGCGACGACATCCACCACGAGTGTGACCCAAAGAGCTTCTCAAGATCCTTCAGCTTGTCGAGGTCATACCCCTTCTGCCAAGGTTTCATCAGGCCTCCCAGCCCGATCCTACCACGAGCTCACAGCTCGCACGAGCTCGACTCAGCCCTTCAGGATGGTGTGGTGCTTGTATGACACGTTGATCTCGTCTGCGCTCTGCGTCGATAGCGTCGCGATCTCGCGCTTGATCTCGTCTGTGAGGGTGAACCACTCGCCGTGAAGGCGAGCGTCGGAGAACCGCTCGTGCAACCTCGCCTCGTGCTGCTCGTCGCCGCCGGTGACCGCCGCCAGCCGCAGCGGCACGGGCGACGAGGTCGCGAGGGTCTTGAGGCGTCGTGTCGCGTCGACGCTCGTGCCGATCTTCACTCGTGCAACCTCGTCGGCGACGATGAAATAAACGCTCACAGCTCGCCCCCAAGCCCGTGCTCAAATCGCTCCGCGACCTGTTGCACCAGCTCCCGCAGCGAGCGCCCGCGCAAGTCCTCGCGCGCTTCGTCCGGGTCGGCGACGCGGTCGGTCAGCGCAAGCGCGCAGTCGGCGAGGGTCTTCGCGTCGCGCGTGTCGGGGTCCAGCTCGCCGCTCTGGAGCTTCTGCACGACCCGCCCCAGCGCGCGCTCAGTCGCGGCCCACGCCAGGCGCCGGGCGTTGCTCGCCGCCTTCGCCTCGGCGCGGATCGCCGCCGCCTTGACCTCCTCGGTTATCAGCCGCTGGTGATCCTCGCGCTCAGCCGCCCAGCCTTCGGCCCTGGCAAGCTCGCGTACGCGGTCTGGGTGGACGCCGATCTGTCGCGCCGTCTCGATCAGCGACGGGGTCGCGCCTGTCACGTAGAGGCGCCGCGCCTCTTCGCCGCGCTTAGAGCCCAGCGCGCGCTCATTCTTGCGCTTGCGAGGCTTGCCGGTGCCGAGGCTCTTGCCAGGGGCGTAGGCGGTCGAGCGCAGGTCGTACGGCGCCGGCAGCTCGGGCAGGTCGTCAACGCGGACGATGCCCTCGACGCCGGGACCTCGCTCAAGGCCAGACTCGAGCATGCGCTTGGCGTAGCCAACCACATCTTCCTTGTAGTGATATCGCCTGTGGTGCGCTGGGTGGCAAACTTGAAGGTGGTCGATACCCGCCGCCTTCAGCGCCCTCTCCGCCTCCCTGCCCAGTGCCACCCAGGTCGGCTCATAACGCTGTAGCGCGTCCCGGAGGGTGCTTAGACGGCTTGTCTGGCGCTTGCCGCTGGGAGCGATCGCGTTGCCGACGTAGCAGCCCAGCTCGTCGTGGCCCAGATCGCGCAGGGCGCGGAACAGCCAAACGCCTGACCGCGAGGCGAAGGGCACTTGATCGGGGCGCGCGGTGCGCTCGCCAACGAGGACCAGCGACGGCGCGAGCGACCCAGCTCCAATCGAGGCTCGACGGATCGCGCGGGCGGCGGGCCAGCAAGCTTCGCGGGCCGACTCAAGGTCAGCGCCTTCGCCCGCAATAAACCAGCCCGCGCGTTCGAGACGCACTCGCTGGGCGTTGTCGGTGATGCCCTGAGCGATTGGTCGGGCGCCTGCGGCGACGACCCGACGCACAACGCTGGCACACCATTCTGGCGATCTAGGGTCAGGCTCTGCAAGGAGATCCGACGCGCTGAGCAGGTGGCTCTCAGGCCGATCAAGCTCGCCAAAGACGGTCAGGTCAGGTGTTCCCACGTCGCCTCCATGCTCCCAACAACTCGACCACGACCAGCACCAAACCAATCGACAGCAGTAGAGCCCAGGTGGCGGTCACACGCCTTTCTCCGCAAGCCAGGCCGACGCCATCGCCGTAACTTCCTCGCTCGTCATCGTGGTCTGGTCGTCTGGCAGGGCGCCGGTCATCATCGGGAACCGCGCATGGAGCCCAGCGACCCGGGCATGAAGACCGGCGGCGTCGAGGCGGGTAACGGTTTCTGGGACTTTGTGCCGTCGCGGCGGCGACTCGACCAGGCCGA